TACTCTAGTTCTTTTGCTGTTAGATCAGACACTATTTCATACTCAAACAGCATCTTGGTTCTGCTGATACCATAAAAGTCTAAAGCACCACATTGAATAAGTGCTTTAACAGCAGTACTGGTAATATTAGTCAGTACTTTTGTTACCATTTGATACCATGACAGTTCTCCTAACTCAATATTATTATCTGCTATAAGTTTGGTCAATTTCTTGTACATGGATGAGCCAAACCCTTTTACGTCTGTAAGTCCGAAATATATCTTCTTTTCATGCAGCACAAAAAATTCATTCAATACTCTAATATCTGGCAGATGTACTGTGATGTCCATTTCACTAGCATTCTGCACCAGTTGTTTAATTTCTACTTTGGGGTCAATCTTATCTTTAGCAAATCGTAGATATGACGCGAAGAACACTCTAGGGAAGTGAGCCTTCGTGTATGCAGACAGATAAGCATTCATAGCATAGGATACAGCATGACTTTTATTAAAACTGTATCTCTGGCTTTTTTCAATCCATCCAAAGATTTCTTCTGCCTGTTCTTTTGTCACTAATTTTAGTTTTGCAGCCCCTTTAATAAACTTCTTCTTTAACTTAGCCATTTCCTCTGGCTTCTTTTTACCGATTGCTTTACGCAGATTATCTGCTTCCTGCAAGTCAAAGCCTGCAACCTCTTTGGCAATCTGCATAGCCTGTTCCTGATAGATCATTTCTCCATATGTGGTTTTTAGAGATGGCTCTAGCGTAGGATGATAATAATCTACAGACTCAAAACCATTTTTTCTATCAATATAATGATTGCTAACACTCTTGCCGTCACGATAAGCCTGCAAGCATCCCGGTCGCAGAATACTAATTAACGCACTTAACTGTTCAATATTTTCTGGCTTTAGTTTCTTAGACATAGTTCTACCAAGCCTAGACTCCAACTGGAAGCAACCCTTCGTGTTGCCTTCAGATATTAAGCCCCAAGTTTTCTGGCAGTCCAAAGGTATATCTTGAGTTACCGGATCAAAATCTACTGAAGTTTTGCCATCTTTTTCTACGGCATCAAAACAACAGCCACAATTAAATTTCAATACTGTCATGCTGTAAATGCGTCCTTAAATGTAATCTTTTTTGCCAAATTACGATGCAGCCTCATAAATCTTGTCAAGATTGCTGCTGTGTCCTTAACATCCTTGATGGCATCATGAGCACCATCTTTATCTATACCCATATAATCACGTAAGTTGTCCAGAGTATAACTTTTTAGGTCTGCGTTGTGTTCAAACCAATAAAACACAAGGTTAAGCATGTCTATTACGTCTCTTGGATAAAAGACCTTGCTATTTCCTTCTTTGTTTGTGTCACCATACTTCTTTGCCATTCTTTGAATGATAGGTAGATCAAATTTATAAATGTTGTAGCCTGCTGCAATCGGAGCAGTAAACTGGCTCTGTTTTTTTGACCGCATGTGATATTTGTCCAGATAGCCAGTGAACATACGCCATGATTGCTCTTGCGTAGGATATTTCTGCCATTCAGCACGAACATCTTCCTTGGAACACCCTTTGACTTTGGCATGAAAATCTAAGATGTCTGTCTTATATTCATAGTCAGGGTCTTTTTCCATACACTCTGGTTTAAAGTTAGCATTAAACTCAGAGTTTGGTATGATTTCAAGACTGACGGGATCAACCATTACTGCTGCAATCTGCACCGGACTGCACCTATTTGGATTCACCCCGTCTGTCTCAAAATCGAATACGCAAATCTTATTATAATTAATAGCCATAAAAATCCTGTTCTAAATCCTAGTTCAATTATTTTTCTACTTTTTTAACCTTTGTCAAAGGTTTGAGACCGTCTACTCTGCCGTCCTTAATGCTTTTGCAGTTTTGTTGAGAACAGCAACTAATTCTCTTAGTCGGTATTTTTACCCATTTCTCACTAGGGTTTGATTCCTTTACAAAGTGGTCACCTACTGCTAAATGACGAAACTGTATATATTCTTCTGACATGCTAACCTCCATAGTTATAGTTATTATACGTTAAATTCATACACCGTCAAGCACCCTGTTTCATAAGATCGCTGATACACATAATCTTATCTAGCATCGCAACTCCCAAAATATCTAGTTTAATCATACCAAGGCTTTCTAAGTCTGTCATTTCCATTCCCGCAATGACCTGTTTATTTTTGCTGTCGTAAACCATAGGACAGATACCTGCGAGAGGTTCGGCACTGACCGCTATACCTGCGGCATGTTTAGACTGTACTGACTTAGTGCCTTCCAATCGCATCGCTTGTTCAAACCGTTTTGAAAGTGGTCCTTCTAGTTCCCCATCTTTGCCTATGTGACACCACTGTTTTAGTTTTTCAGCATCGTTTTCTAATGCCCATCTTATAATCGACGAATCTCCTGTGGCTTCTTTCATTTCTTGAAGATCGTCTGCTACTTTAGATTCTTCGGGAATATTTCTAGTAATATCATTCATTTCTTCAAATGTGATACCTCCAAATACCCTGAGTACATCTTTCAAAGCACCTCGGCCTTTGATAGTACCAAAAGTGATCATCTGTGAAACCTTATCGTCTCCGTAGGTGTCACGAATATATTGAATTACCTGTTCACGCTTATCAATAGGCACATCCACATCAATATCAGGCATAGACGTATGCTCGGCTGTGTTTCTACCAGCATTATAAAATCTATCAAAAATAAGACCGTACTTGATAGGATCAATAGTCGTAATACCAATGAGATAAGATACCAAACACCCTGCTGCACTTCCTCGTCCCGGCCCCGGCAACCATTTATTATAACGAACATGGTTCACAATATCTTGTACAATTAAGAAGTAACTGGACAAGTCCGCACCCTGTAGTACATTAAGTTCATACTTGATTCTGTCCACATACTGCTGATGGTTTTCTTTGGGGATACGGTTTGCTATTTTGTCTTTCCATCCATCTCTGCACAGTTGACGCAAATACTCTGCATCATCTATGGCTTCTGGACATGGAAAAGGAGGAAGGTTTGGTTTACTAAGTATGTTATATTCTTCGCACATATCTGCTACCAAATTAGTATTAGCAAGTTCTTCTTCTGTATGCAAGACCTTCATTTCTTCTTGGTCAAGGATATGGAAGTTGTCCGATCTGAAAAATGCATCTAGTCCTACAGACTCGTTGTTCTGCATCTTTCTGTTTACCTCTGAGAAGGTGGTTTTTAAATTATTGCACAAAAGCACTCTTTGATCCACCGCATCAGTCTTGCGACAGTAATGAGCATCAGGAGTGGCTACAATCTTGTTGCCTGTAATTTTTGCCAGTTCTCTGATACAGTCCGTAAGTTTGTCTTGTAAAGGTATGTTTTCGTGATCCATTAACTGTGCTTCCAAAAAGAAATTTTCTTTACCAAATATATGGTTAAGTTTACTGACTAGCCTAGTGCCGACATTTTTCCAATCAGGATTGATGTCGTCTCCTTGCACTAGATGTCTAGCAAGTGTTGAACCTAAATGACCACAAATACCTACGATGTTGCCGTCAATAAACTGAGACAGTGTATCTAGGTCAAGTCTTGGTTTACGATAGAAATGTTCTGGAAGATTAGCCTCTGACGTTAATCTAATTAGTTTTTTCCATCCTTCAAAATTTTTAGCCAGTAGGAGGAAGTGGCTAAGTTTAGCATTTTCTTTATCTTTAATCTTTGCATCTTGTTCACAGACATATATTTCTTGGCCCAAGATTGGCTTGATACCGTTCTTACGCATCTCTGAGTAAAACTTGATCGCACCGGCTATGTTGCCGTGATCTGTTAATGCACATGATGTCGCACCGATCTCTAAGCATCTTGAGGCCATGTCTGCTGGCTTGCTCATGCCATCCAACAGACTGTACATACTGTGACAATGTAAAGGTTGATAATTCATTTATTCTCCCAATTAATATTCGTCTGAAAAGTTTCCATCAAGTTCACCATCTGATACGTAGTCCATTGCACCAAAAACCATAATGGTGTCCATTAATCCGTCGTTATCGTCGTTGTCGTCGTCATCTTTTGTTTGTTGGTTATTGTCGGGGTTTTTATCAGACCTAAAAGCATAACTCGCACAAACAACAGCAAATAAAATCCATAGTAACGATTCCATAGTCTATTCTCCAAAAGTAATTCGATCTCTTCTATTGTAACACATTCGGGCTGGTTGTCAAGTGGAACCCGGAGCACGATATTTCGCTACGTTATAACCTTCTACCTGATAGAGTTTTACCGTGTCTTCCATGCCGTGCATACGAATGTCATGTTTAACCTGTTCGCACATAGTCATCTCACAACCAACTTCAGTTTCCTGATCTTCCCGATACTCTATCATAGGCTTATGATTGGTTCCTGCAAAAGACTTTTTACCAAAGTCACAAAGTTTTGTACACTTCCATGATTTCTTTAGTCTTGGAACTTTACAATTTTTAATTTCTTCAAATCTTGCACGTAGCATCATCTCCATCTTAAATAAGTCTGACTTATCAAAACACAATGAAAATATACCACCATCATTAATGAAGTTAATTGTAACAATAATATTCTTTACTTCAGGATACAAATGCTGAATAGCATAATAGTAGAGCATCAACTGTGGGTCTCGCTGTAATTTATTAATAGTCTTTTCTTCACCTGTAGCCCAATCCAAACGTCTACCTGTTTTATAGTCAGTAATTTCATACGTGTCATCGTCAACCTTGGTAATCAGGTCAATAGTGCCTTTGATTGCCAACTGACCCTGTATACGTTCGCCATTAGCGTCAATAAAATCATAGTGAGCCCAAGGCTTTTCTATCGCTATGTCAAACCGTTGTTCCGGTTGTATGATGTGTTGATTTCTAGGATCAAGCATACCGTTATTCTGTTCTAGGCATTTTTGTATCCACTTTCTACAGTCCCGGTAGTCTGTGTCTGTCCATTTATGATGTGTAAACGCACTAGTATAATAATCGTAGACTTTCTGTGTCAAATCATCTACAGTATAATTATGCACATTTACATACCCTGCAATATCGTCTTCAAAACTACCTTCTTTGTTTTGTAGTGCTAATTTTACAAAAGCCAGTATCTCCATGACCTTATGTACAATAGTACCTTTGTCAGCCTTTTTATTGGAGTCTCCATTGTAACCTAACACATACTGAAAAAAGTATTGTTGTGGACACATAGACCATGTTCCATAAGAACTACTTCTCAAATACGCTATATCCATATAATCTCCTATTGAGTGAAAACGCCACCATCTCTTGACAACATAAGTTTATCCCATGCAGACAGAGCATTAGGGGCTACACTAGGCAGCACCTCGATGGTGTCATTAATAAAATGCGTTGATCCATCAACAAATACTACGCCAACACCACCGGGATGTAGGCTCCTAGATGTTGCTTCGTTGTTTCTTAAATCAAAACAACTCATGCCTTGTTTATCCATATCATAACTTTGTTTAAGTAAATTGCAATTTACAATATTGTCTGCTCCATCTTTTGAGGTTGCATTTGGACCGGGAGCATCCAAACTGACTCCATCGTAAGTTAAACCGCCATGACCCCAAATTGCACTACCACCAGCACCAGCCATAGCCCAACAACCTCTTGGGTCTCGGCTGTCTATTCCTGCACGAATTTCTGCAAGCAGACAAGTATTACTTGAACCGTCTTGGATGTGTGCAAAAGTACTGCTAATACCGTAGCCCATTACACCTCTGAGCATAGGGTCTTGCCAGTTTTTACCGTTATTGCCTAGAGCATTAAATGGAGAATGCAGGGTCATAGAGAACATGCCTAAGCCTGCATTAGCAGCATAGTTGCCTCTAGCCCAATTACTTCCCCATTGAGTGCCAGTTCCATCAAACATGACATTGTTATAAGCATCAGATGCACATCTCATAACATTTATATTGGTTGATCTAAATGCTTCATTGCTTGCGGAAGAAACAGTAAATCTAGGATCACTCTCATCAAACAAATTTTTCAATGTGACTTGCTCAATATATGGTAAAATATCAATCACCCAGTTTCTAGTAGTAGCATAAGACCCAGTACTGTCTGGTGGTAGGTTAGGGTCAGTGCTGTGAATTTTGTGACTAGCATATGGAAATCTGCGATACGCAGACTCATAGTTATGACATGCTAATCCAAGTTGTTTCATGTTGCTTGCACAAGACATTCGACGAGCAGCCTCTCTTGCTTGCTGTACAGCAGGCAGAAGTAGACCAACAAGAACGCCAATGATGGCGATAACGACAAGTAGTTCAATTAAAGTAAATGCTTTCTTATTCATAGTAATTTCTCCAAAGTTAAAAAGTTGTCCAATTCATCCAAAGTTTCCTGTACTGTTTTATTGGTATTGTCAATTACCAGATCAAAGTTATCTCTTGAGAAATAAGTATGATCTAATGCCGTTTCACTGGCATGGCTACTATTATACACGTTGCGTTCCAGTTTGACAACCACCCCGCCAGCATTTTTTATACATTCTACCTCGTTAGGAAAACGACAGTCTGCAACAAGTGCTAGAAAAGGTCCGTCTTTTTCTATTCGATTAATAGTTGCTGCTGACCACACATCGTGTTTCATGGTGCGAAAAATATCTGTGCCGACATACTGCATAACTTCTCTGGCTGTCAAAAATTTGCCATGTTTCTTGCATTCTGTTAAGGTGTTTTTATCGTTATCGTCACCATAACATTGTGTATATGTTAAGCCTAGAACATCCATACATACTACTCTTTTAAGTGGGTCGGCAAAGTTATAAACTTTACATACGTTGTCTCCTGTACACTTAGAAGCAAGGTGTTCTGCACAAGTAGTTTTACCAGATTGTTTTCTGCCAGCAAATGCAATAATCTTAGTTTTCATATAACGTCCTTTATGTACTGTTTAATTTCCTTGTCAATTTCTTCACTAGTCATATCGCCAATATCACCCTTAGATATTTCTGGAATAAATACCCTATAGGTGTTTTGACACTTGTTCTTAATGTCTTGTGCTGCTTGACGACCAGCCTCATCATTATCGGTCAATACTATTATAGCCATTGCTCCTGAAGAGTCCAGTATCATTTTTTGTCTGTCGCTCAAATTGCAACCAAATATAGCCACACTATTATGTATGTCATTTTCTTCTAGTCTCCATACATTACCGGGGCTTTCTACAATAATGGCTACATGAGACTCCGCTATATGATCTTTCGCAAAACCTTTCCAATAATTGTACAAATTATTCTGACTTTTAAAATCTGCACTATGTTTCCATTTAGAGTAAGCCCATCTGTATTCTGGGTCAGGACAATCTCTGTTGGGGTCGTGATAAGCACCACATTTAGGACATTCCTCAAAGATGCTTCTGCCTGTGCAACCCACCATGTTGTCGCAATCTAGGTTGTAAATAGGTGCTACCACCCTATTGTTCATGGGTTTGCCAGCGATATTGCAAAGTCCAACATCATATTTATCTAGTATTTCCTCAGAATATCCTCTGTCTATAAAATATTGTGCAGGATAATTTAGTAAACTACGTACTTGCTGTCTAGACACCTTTGGTGCTTCAGTTTTAACTTCTTCTCGTATATGGCTGATAGCATTGGTAAATTTTGATTTCTCTCTGTTTACCGTGCTTACCTTAACGTCTTTCAAGTTTTTGTGAACAAACTTCTCTATGAAACTAACTGCTTCACTGAAGGTTGCCATCTTGTCACCTTTGGCTACCCAACCATATTTTTGATGTGATAATATTCCACGTACAAATCCTATAATAGAACTTTTAAAACATTTTTCGCAACCATGAGTTCTGCATTTCCAGTTTCCTCTGTAATTATCATAGTCGTCGTCGCCAACATGATATAGATTAAGTGCAGTATCATTGTCTCCATCATGAATAGGACAAGCCATACTCATCATCTTACCCTTGTCACGATAATCAAGGTCAAAATAATCAAGTAGTTCCTCAATGTTATCGCAAGCCAAGTCGCATAAAACCTTGAGTTTCTTTTGATCAGTTGAACGGTATTGCTTCGCTGTTTTCATCTTCTTCCTCTACCAAAAAACCATCTTGTTGTTGATCACGATTGTTCATTAATTCTAATTTAGTCTTACCTTCGGTGATTTTTGCACACCAACCCTTCATATTGCAGTTGATGTAATCATTATCGTCTAATCCTCCACCGTGACGACTAATCAATGGAACAAGTTTACGATTCCCGTTATCTGATCCATCTT